GCAGTAAGAATCGATCTAACAGCGTAGAATTATCTACGTTGATAGCTAAATAAGGAGAAAGAAACACATGGCAACTCAAGATTACGCCGCAAGTATTCAAGGCGTGTCCATTCGGGTTACTCGCCTCGATGCGGCCGGTAATCTTCTGAACACACCAGGAGACAGCTACACTACGTCAGCTTTCATCCGCGTTTCGTTTACGCCTGAGTATGAAGAAGGAGACGAAATCACAGAGAAGGCTGCCGATGGCACCGTCTGTGTAGTTTACAAGTCTCCAGATACGCTAAAGCGTATCACAATGGAATTGGCAATTTGTGAGCCAGATCCTGAACTAACACAACTTTTGTCCGGCGGTCTCTTGCTTCGCAAGAACCTCGGAACATTCGCAACACCAAACCGTAAGTCAATCGGTTGGTCTTCACCAGCAGTAGGAGATGATCCTGCAGCAACTGGTGTAGCAGTCGAGTGCTGGTCACACGCAATTAAGGATGGCAAGAAGTCATCTACACTGCCTTATTTCCACTGGGTATTCCCATATGTAAAGGTTCGCCAATCTGGTGACCGCGTAATTGAGAATGGTTTGCTTGCAAATACATTTGAAGGTTACGGCCTTGGAAACACTTTGTTTGGAACAGGACTTGACGGTCGCTGGGAGTTCCCAGTTGCCACAGAGCGCCCATACTCATACGCACGTGCGACATGGGCACCAACAGGACGTAATGGTTTCTACAGATGGCACGCTGATCTTGTAGCTGCTGTATCAAATAAGGCAGTTACAACTAACGTTGTGACACTTACAACATCAGCTGCTCACGGATTTGAGATTGGTGACAGCGTTGTAGTCACTGGAGTAGACTCAACACTAAACGGTACTTACACAATTACCGCAGTGCCAAGCACTACATCATTCCGCTACGCTAAGACAACAGGAGACGTTGCTTCAACAGCAGTATCACCTGTAGGCGCAGCAACAGTAAGTGCAAACAGCCGCGAAGTTACTGACTTCACAAGCCAAGGCTCAACTACAGCGTATAACATCCCAGGAAACAATGATTACAACGCCGATCTACCAATCGACTTTATCATTGCTTCAAACGAGGATCCAACAGCGTAATTTAAGTATAGCAGGCGGTGTGCCGATGTGTAATAGGTATACACAGGTACACCGCCTGTTTTTATTAAATAGGACAAGAGGGACGGTATGAGTAACCTTTGGGTAACACCAGACGAGCTTGGCACGCCTTACGCCGACTCAGAGTTTGCCTACGAAGCTTGCAAGTCAGCTTCTGGACTTCTGTGGTCAATGTCAGGTCGCAAGTACAGTGGAATTACAACTGTAACAGAGCGATACGTCTGCCAAAACCGAATCTTTCGCTATGGTGCGTCTACAAACACGTATCAAGCAGTGCTTCTTGACGGAGCAGTATTTAACATCCCAGCTGATGAGTTTGAGGGTGGAGTAGTCGATGGATTGTCTCCAGAGTCCCGTATTCGTCTTCGCGGACGCCCTGTAACAAAGATTCACACAATTCGTCGTCGTGACGGAGTTATTCTTGACCCATCAGCATACTACCTAGTAGATCACTCAACGGTTCAAGCTGCCACAGGAATTCCTTGGACTCCTTGTAACTTAGAAATTACGTACTCGTATGGCACATATGCTCCTACTATGGGAAGAATGGCCGCACGAACACTTGCAATTGAATTTGTAAAGCTTTTTGAAGGATCTGACGACTGCGCTCTGCCACAGCGTGTCACATCTATAGCACGACAAGGCGTCTCATACACGCTTCTAGACAGCCAGGACTTCATCGAAGAGATGCGCACTGGTATCTACATGGTAGATCTGTTTCTCAAGTCCACAAACCCGGATAAGGCACGAGCAAAGGCTCGAGTATTCTCTGTTGATGTTCCTCGCGGTCGTCGCTACACGCCAAAGCCTCTTCGTCTTGGCACAAGTGAGCTTGATATTGAGGTAAAGTCAACTGGAGGATCTGTTACTGTTCCTCTTGAGTACATTGCAGCCGAGTTTCTTGTCGAGCAAGGAGACTGGGTCCCAAATCTTATTATTCGCAACTATGGACAAACAAAGCAGCTTGATACTGACCAGGGAGCGGTAAGTATTGATGAGGCAGCGTATGACATTACATTCAATGTTAGCTACGCGAATGCCCTTAGCGTTCTAGGCATGGTTGATCCTGGTACATATGATCTTTACGCGTCAAGACCAAGTGTAGAATCACCGGGAACCACTGAAACTGTTCTTATCTGCTCAGGTAACATAAGATTCCAACTAGCGAACGCAAACATCAACGCGTTCACGCTTGGTGGAGCTTAAACCAACGACATAAAGGAGAAATAACGATGCAAGACAGCAAAACAACGTTTAAGATCTCGAGTCCTGCTCAAGACCGCTCTAACGCAGCTAGCAAGGCTGCTCACAAGGGTTTAGAGACACTTTCGTCCTCTCCAAGGCTAAATTCCACAGGTACGGAATAAAGGTATCTAAATGGCTGCCGTATACGACGTTTCTAACGTAGATCCAGACGCACTTAGTCTTAAAAACATGATGGACCAGGTCCTCGAGAAGGTTACATCCGTTCTTACATCATATGGTGTCCCTCTACCTGCTCGCTGCTACTGGACAATGGGAAATCCTGCTATCGACTGCGAACAGCTTGTCGTTTCGTTCATTCAAATGTATCTTGGAACTCCAGGTGACCAAGCGTCAACCCCGCAAAGATGTCACATGCCACGAACAGCAGTTTTAGCTATTTCTATTGCTCGCGAGGTGCCTGTAGTTGGAGTAAATGGCCGTCCTCCGTCAGCTGAAAAGATCGAGGCTGGCAGTGCGCTATCTGCGGTTGATGCGTGGGTGCTTATGGAGTCAATGAAGTCATTTGATCCTTGGGATGAGACTGGCCTAGGACTTGGAGTTATTGCAACTGTTGATGCTCCGACTGTTGAGGGTGGTTTTCAACTTGTCAACATGCAGCTCTCTGTGGTGGTGCCATAGTGGCAAACGTAGTAGATGTAAAGTTTTATCCAAATTTTAACCATATGCTCAACGGAGCAGGTGGAATGGTTGATAACAACATGCGTCGTCGCGCGCTTACAGTTCAAGCAGCAGCACGTAGGCAGGTTGGAAAAAGAACTGGCTTTCTTGCAAAGTCAATTCACTCAAGGAGAAGTCGTGACACCTTCGGACCTTATTGGTACGTAGGTTCAACGGTTAGCTACGCATACATGCATCATGAAGGCACCCGCCCTCATGTGATTGCGCGCAGTGGGGGAGGCAAACTTAGGTTTGCAACTAGCGGAGGAATAGTGTTTGCTCCTATAGTTAGACACCCGGGAACTAAACCGAATAGATACCTTAAAGACAGTCTCTATCTCGCTTTAGTTTGATAAAATAATAAATCGAGACACGCGTCTCAATGACACAGGAAAGAGAGAAAAATAATACATGACTACTAGATTCAAGGACTTTGGATCGGGCGAAGGTGTTGAAACTAGCCCATTGTCCTTTAAGCTTCACAACGAAGAATTTCACTGCGTTCCAGCAGTGCAAGGAAAACTTATGCTGCAACTTGCTGCAAACTCTGGAGATAACGACCCAGCGAAAGCTGCAGGAATGATTGACATGTTCTTTTCACAAGTGCTTCTTGAGGAAAGCTACGCACGCTTTTCAACTCTTCTTGCTAGCGAAAAAATCGTGCCGGTAGAAACGCTGGCAGAAATTACGGCATGGCTTGTAGAGGAATACTCAGGCCGCCCTACGGAGCGGCCAGAAGTCTCCTAGAGTGGGGGATTGACCTCTGGCCCTATGTGAATGGAAGAGCATTAGTGAACGGACTGCAACTCGCAAGCATGCCTGCTTCAGACATGTTAGACGTTCTTCACTACTTCCTTGAGGATGATATGAATTATGGTACCGCAGAGCAAGCCGATGCTCGTGATGCCGTTCGTACTCAAATCTACGAAAGCATGTATGACACTGCCTATAAGTATGGGAAGAAAAATACAGCTAACTCGTTTGATGCGTCTACGATAAAAGATTTTGATGGTCCTGAAGAGAAGATGCCCGAACCGTTCAACCCAGCAATAAAGCCAAAGCGATACGTTGCACCAACAGCAGTTGATGCAGACTCACCGCTTCCGTTTGGCAACGTGCTGGACGCACCATTAGAGAATAACTAGTAAGAACCTAAGGAAGGAGGTGAGAACAGAGTGGCAGTAGTTGGCGAGGCGTCGATAATTATTCGACCAATCACTACCGGTTTTGCTGGAGCTGTTAAGAAAGATCTTGACAGAGTTGGCGGACTTGCCGGCAGTGCGGGTACACGTGCTGGAAAGACGTTTGGCGGAGCTTTTGGAAAGGCGTTTGGCCCAACTGGAGCTAACATATTTAGTAACGACCAAATCGGAAAAGCACTAGCTACCGGAAAGGCATTTGCTAGTCTACAAAGAACTGGAATGACTCTCCAGACTACCTTGTCTGTACTTGT